ACCCTGATTTTGCGGCTACCCCCACCCTGATTTTGCGGCTACCCCCACCCTGATTTTGCGGCCACCCGCCACGAATATGCGGCCACCACTTATTGCATCAGAAATGGTTAAAAATAAGGCCCCGGCCAGTCCGGGAATCTTCCCAAGACCAACCGGGGCCATGCCCATTCCTAGGCCGTCATGTCTCCTTGATGTTCACGCCATACCGTCGTGCGAAGAGCTTGCTCTTGAGCTTGTACACGTCCGTCCTCATGCCCTTCACGTCCTCGACGGTCTCCTTGCCTGTTTCCTTGTCCATGTAGACGAAGTCAGCCACGTAATAGACAGGCCGGTAATGTCTGCCATCCACATCGAAAGCCGGTACGAGCTCGTAGCGCACCTGTCTACACAAGTCGGAGATGAGCCCGTCCTCCTCCATGCCCTTGAGGACGAGATACCTGTCGGCCTCACGCCTCGAGTCGAAGGTGATGCCGTCGACGACGGTTTTCTTCGCATGGTATTTGCTGCTCCCGTGCCACATGGCTTACCTTCCGGTGCTTCCGAAGCCGTTATCGCCACGCTCCGTCGCATTGAACGCGGAAACCTGTTCCAATGACTCGCAGACCACCGGAATCACGACCAGCTGCGTGATCTTGTCCCCGGCTGCAAACTGGTGATCCTCGCCGCCATGGTTGTAGAGCTTGACCACGATGCTGCCCGTATAGCCTTTGTCGATGAGTCCGGTGCTGGTGATGCTGTGCCTGACATTGAGGCCGCTCTTGCTAACGAGCAGTCCGGCGCACCCTTGTGGCAACGCCACGTGTACTCCCGTATCGACTGTCGTACTTCCGTAGGCCGGTACGGTCACAGCTTTCGGTGTGCGTAGGTCCAGTCCGGCATCGGTACCGTGGCCTCGTGATGGCATATATGCTCCGTTGTCCAGCATGACTTCCATTTGTCTTCTCCTTTTGTGGTATGATCGTCTATGTCGGTAAGTTTTTTGGTTTCCCTTCCCGACTGCCTTTCATTGGATAAAATAATACCCACCCAGGTGAATGCCCGGGTGGGTATTATTTTTTAGTGCTTGCGTCAGCGCTTACGGTATCCTCCGTTCGCCATCTTGACGATGTAGTAGACGAGGTAGATTCCGCTGGTGAGGCAGGAGTAGATGAGGACCTTGAGGAATCCTGGGGCCTTCTTCTTGCCGCTGTCGTCCGACTGGGCCGGCGTTACGTTGTTGATGATGATCGGCTGCGGCGCGGACTGCGGCTGGGTCGGCTGGGTTTCCGTCTGGTTGGTGTTCTGGTCGTTCATTTTCTGTTCCTTTCAATGTTGGTAGGTTTTTGATGTCCTACGTTGTTTGATATACACACAATATCACGCTCGCCATCGCGACACGCCGAAAGGACAGCGAACCGCCACACACAATGGTTGCAATCCAGAAAAAACGAAGCTATACTAATCCCTGTACCTCATCGCGTATATTCTCCCTGATGAGTGCCCAGCCGGGTTTCCCCCCTCTTTCCCCGGTTGGGCACTTTTTTTATACCCAAAACCTCCGATCCATGCCACGCACACCAACGGCACACTGATGCGAAATGAGTTGTCATGACATTCAAACCGTTATATAATAAGACTTATGAACGCTAAAGATTACACAGTAACAGTCCCCGAATACGCCAACCGCTGGAAGCTCAACATCCAGACCGTCCGCCGCTTCATCCGCGAAGGACGACTCCACGCAGTCAAGGTCGGCAGATGCTACTTCCTCGACCCGAACGTAATCCCAGACAAGGAAAGCCACCCGGCCAACGAGTAGCCATCCGACCAACCAACCATTTAAGGGGTGGACATATCATCCACCCCTTAAACATCACCAAGCAAAGAAAGGCAACAAAATGAATACCGAAATTCAGACATTCAATTTCAATGACACAACATTGCGCACCCTGACCGACACGGCCGGCGACCCTTGGTTCATCGCCAAAGACGTGTGCGACATCCTAGGAATCCGGACAAACAATCTCCGTGCGACTCTGGACGAGGATGAAGTCACCGAATTAAGCAATGACTATACTGTAGTCATTGCCCAGAACGGAGGTAAGCCGCCGCTGATCATCTCCGAATCAGGCCTCTACAGCCTCGCCTTAAAATCCCGCAAGCCGGAAGCCAAGGAATTCAAACACTGGGTAACCCACGAAGTACTGCCGACAATCCGCAAGCACGGCGCATACATGACCCAGCAAACCATCGACAAGGCCCTCACCAACCCCGACTTTCTCATCCAACTCGCAACCAAGCTGAAAGAAGAACAGGAAAAGTCAAGGCACTGGAACCAAAAGCCAAAGCCCTCGACACCTTCGTCGACGTGGAAGACAAGCTGCTCATCCGCGACGCCGCCAAGGCCCTCTCCAACTCCGGCACACCAATCAGCGAAAAGCGGCTGCGCGAATGGATGACCAACGACGGATGGATCTACAGGTCTAATGGCTCATGGCATGCGACAGCGAAACACTGCACAGCAGGCCACCTCGTAATGGCCATGTCCACAAAGTACGCCACCAAGTCAGACGGTACGAAATTCGCCTTCCCCCCAACCGTACGCATCACCCGAAAAGGATTGACACTACTCCACAGACGCCTCGTCGACACCATCCTGAACAAAGCCCTCGAAACAACCAACGACTAACCAAAAAGAAAGGCAATGGAATGAACGCAGAAGCCCAGCCGTTCGAATTCGAACACAACCAGGTCAGAGCCCTGGCCGACGGCGACGAAGTAATGTTCGTCGCCTCCGACATCGCCAAGATCCTCGGATACCGCGACGCAGCGAACCTTACCCGCACCCTTGACGCCGACGAAAAGGGTACTCACGAAGTGAGTACCCCCCATGGCGGCGGGCAGAACATGACAGTCCTCACCGAATCAGGCCTCTACCGCGCAATCCTCAACCGTGAAGCCGCCTACGTGAAAGAACCGGAAGCACAAGCATTCGTGAAGCGTTTCCAGCGTTGGGTGACTCACAAGGTGCTTCCATCGATTCGACGTACTGGCGGCTACATTCCCACCGGCGATGCCGATAACGATGAGGACATCATGGCACGCGCGGTACTCATCGCACAGAAGACCATCGAACGCAAGAACCAGCAGCTCAAAGCCAAAGACGCGCAGATCAGGGAACTGGAACCAAAAGCCAAGGCATTGGATGACTTCACCAACGTGCCCGACGCCCTACTAGTCAGGGACGCAGCGAAACTGCTCTCGAACGCCGGCACGCCCATCGGCGAGAAGGAATTGCGAGAATGGCTCAGCCAGCACGGTTGGATGTACCGGCACGCCGGCACATGGGGGGCAGCCTCGGAACGTGTGAAAGCCGGACATCTGGTCATGGTAGCGTCAAGATCGCACGGACAGCATAAGGACGGCAGTATCTTCGCTTTCGCTCCGACCGTCAAGATCACCCGCAAAGGCTTGGCACTCCTCCATACACGTCTCGGCGAAACCCGCCTGAACGAGACCCTCGAAACAACCACCCACTGACCAAAAGAAAGGCTCAACACCCATGAACGATCCACACATCATCCTCCCCTCCGCCCGCCTCGTCGCCGACCCGGAACAGAAACAATCCAAGAACGGCACCCCATACCTCCTCATCCGCGTAGCCGCCAACGGCAGCCACAAAGACAAGCAAACCGGCCAATGGGTAGACCACGACACCATGTTCGCCACCATCTTCGAATACGACCAGAGACTCGCGGCCACATACCTCCAGGAACTCCACAAAGGCACCCCAGTACGCGTCGAAGGCGACCTGAAATGGTCTGCCGGCACCGACCGTAACGGACAGCCACGCACCGACTTCACCATCAACTACGCGACCATCAGCCTAGTCCTAAAGAAAGCCAGGGCACAGCAGCCCACCCCACAGCAGCCCACCCCACAGCAGCAGGCCGCCAACTGGGAAAACACCAACCAGTCCGACCCGTACGCACAGTTCCCAGCCGTCAACGAATGGTAAAATAGAAAGAACGACATGAACAAGCAACATACCCCAATCAGTTACAAAATAGGAAAAACCCTCGCCTACCTCCTCATCGCCATCACGGCCATCCTCCTCATAACAGGCAGCATCGCACTACTGAAACTCCTCATCGGTTTCATCCTCGCCTGACCACAGCCCCCACCCTCAACGTGGGGGCTTTTCCCATGCCTGCTAAAATAGGCAATATGACAGAAGTAGTAAGAGACCACCGCGGCCGAATCATCAGCGGAGCATGCAATCCAACAGGCAAAGGCGGATTCCAAGAACGCCCACAGGACCGAGGCTCCTGGACCAAAGACACCAGCCCCACCCGCTGGATCCGCGAATTCAGCAAGCTCACCGCCGAAGAATTCAACGAAAAAATAAAAGACCCAAACCTCACCATGGTCCAGAAAATCGCTATCAAACACATTCTCAACGCCTCCAAGGACCCCAAAGTCGCAGCCGACTATATCGACCGACTCGACGGCAAGGCCCGCCAATCCACCGACGTAAACGTCACCGGATACGAACCGCCGAACATCACCCTCGAAGTCTTCGACGACAACCCCACAAACACCAAAGACACCCAGTAAAAACGCATAGACTGGACCAATGCAGATAGCAAGACCATACCGAGACCTATGGTGGTGGCTCCACACGGAGACGCCACCATATCGTTATTACTGCTATTCCGGAGGCCGAGCCTCAGGCAAAAGCACCGCCGTCGCGCAAAGCCTCATCCTCCGAGCCTCCGTACAGCCAATCACCGTCCTCTGCGCCCGAGAATTCCAGAACTCCATCACCGACTCCGTCTACAAACTACTCACCGGAACCATCGAAAAATTCAGGCTGCAAGGCTTCGAAATACGACGCGACGGCATCAGCCACATCAACGGCAGCAACTTCATCTTCCGAGGCCTCCACGACAACCTCCAATCCATCAAAAGCATCGAAGGCATCGACGTCTGCTGGGTCGAAGAAGCACAAACCATCAGCAAAACAAGCCTGACAACGCTCATCCCAACCATCAGACGACCCGACTCGACCCTGATCTTCACCTGGAACCCCCTCACCAGTCACGATCCGATCTGGACATATTTCATCACCACGGATTCAGAAGAACGACTCCGCCAAACATGCCACTGGCATACCACCTTCAACGACGTACGACGACTCCTCAGCCAAGACGTCCTCGACATGATCGAAGCCGACAAACAAACAGCCGACTACGGACACATCTGGCTCGGCCTCCCATACGCCGACACCGACAACCAGCTCATCAGCGACACCATGATCAACGAAGCCATCCAACGCACGCCAACCGACGGACCAACGACCTTCGGCGTCGACGTCGCACGATACGGCAACGACCGCACCGCCCTCACCATCAAAAAAGGCAACCGGATCGAAACACTCGAATCATGGACCCACGCAAGCATCGTCGACACGGCCGACCGAATCAGACTACACGCCTCCCAACACCAGCCAATCGACATCCGCGTCGACGACACAGGCGTAGGAGGCGGCCTCACCGACCTACTCAAAACATGGGGACTGCCAGTAACCGGCATCAACTACGCCGGCAAAGCCAAAGACCAGCAATACCCCAACATCGCGTCCGAACTATGGTTCGACTTCGCCACCATGCTCCCACAACTCAGCATCAACCCCCAACTCGCCGACCTCCCCAAACTCACCACCGAACTAACCACACGCAAATGGCACATAACCAGCCGCAACCAACGGCAAATAGAAAGCAAACAAGACTACAAAGACACCATGAACCTCGGAAGCCCAGACCTCGCCGACAGCCTGCTACTCGCCTGCTACGAGCCACCAAAACTCCCCTCATGGGACGTCGCAGTATGCTAACCAACATCCACTGCGATAAACTATGAAACATACAACATACCACTCCAAAACGAGGTAAAATGACCCTTCTCAACAACATTCGTGCGGGATTCACAAGCGCCTTCGGCCGTACCAACGCCCCCCACACCAGCCCCACCCCAGCAGGCGGCAACACATGGCAGCCAATAAGCGGCAACACCATCCCCATGCACGACAGCTACGACAACATCTTCCCCTACGTCAACGCCATTGCACAACGCTTCAGCACAGTAATCCCCTACGCCGTCACCACAGACGGCAGGAAAATCAACCCCGCCCCCGCCGCGTTAAACGCACTATACGCACCAAACGACACCTACAGCTGCCTCGAATTCCTCAAACTCATCGCCTCCGGCATCCTCACCCAATCCCACATCGACATCCTCGTCTGGACCACAGAAGGCCCCGGCGGCAACATCACAGCCGACAACATCACCGGCTACACCATCCTCCCCACAAACAGCCGCGTATACAACGACAGCCGCAGCGACTGGTACCACCGCGTAACCATGGACCTCGGCGACGGCACCCGCCCATACGAATTCACCCGCGACGAAACCATCTCACTAAGCTACAGCCGCCACCCAAACGACCTAACCCAAGGCATCAGCCCAGCAATGACCATCAAAAAATGGGCCAACGTCGACGACATGATCGCCGACTACGAACGCGGCTTCTTCGGCAACAACGCAGTACCCGCCGGCATGCTCGGCATCGTCTCCGAAAACGCCGAAGACTTCCAACGCAACCGCACACGCCTCGAAGAAACCTTCCGCGGAGCCGGCAACAACAACGGCATCGTCTACAACATGGTGCCCGTCGACCCGACGACCCACAAGCCAAGCCAAACCAGCAAACTCGTCTGGGTCCCATTCCAGAACTCCAACGACACACTAGACCTCGACACCGTATCCAACGTAGTCAACAACCGCCTAGCCAACGCGCTCGCCGTCCCCGACATCGTCCGCGGCATCGACAACGGCCAAACCTACGCCAACGCCGAAATGGCCGAACGCTCCTTCATCGAAAACACCCTCAAACCCCTCTGCATGACCGTATGGGACAAATGGCAGTTCGAACTCGACCGCGTCACCGGAGGGCTCGGCTACGGCATCACCTTCGACCTCGACCTACCAGCCCAGACCGAAGTCGAGAAAGCACAAGCTGAAACCCAACAGATCCGCGTCAACAGCCTCATCCAACTCGTCAACATGGGAGCCACAGTCGAAAGCGCAGTCGAAGCATTAGGACTCCCCGAACCCTACAAGCGACTCAACCTCCACCAGGCCGACACAACCCAACTCCCCAACCTCCCCTCAAAAAGAAACATCACGAAAGCCACCAAAAAAACAGACGACATGACAACCGAAACCCAAATACTGCCAGCAACCCGCACATACGTCGACAGAATCATCCGACTCACCCGACGCACCCAAAACGGGCTCAAAGACGACCTCGAAACAATCAGCCACCAATGGGTCAACGACGTAGAAGACACCCTCATCTCCCACCTCACCGATTACGCCCACAAAACCGGCATGAAACTCGAACAGGTCATCGTCGCATGGGCTGAAATCCACCCCGAAAACCCCATCGCCATCGACATCCAGTCCTACACGACCACCGACTGGCAGAAACTCTACGACTGGACCCAACTCCCATCAAACGTGAAGACCGCATACCTCAACCACCTGGAAACAATCGCCAACACATCCTCCAAGACCATCACCACGAAAACCCTCGACCTCCTCGCCAGGGCCGACACGGAACAGTGGGACGCACACCGACTACGCGACGAACTAACCCAGTTCGGCAACGAACACGCCGAACTCATCGCCCGCTGCGAAACCGTCCAAGCCCAAAGGCTCGGAAGCCTGTACAGCGCCCGTAACCTCAGCGAAACATTAGGAGTCAGACTACAGAAAGTATGGCGCACCACCGGAGACGGCAACACGTGCGACTTCTGCCAGCACATGGAAGGCACAACCATGCCACTCGACTCCGCCTACATGTCAAAAGACGCGGTGATCACCATCGGAGATCACTCCTACGCCAACAGTTTCGAAACCATGAGCACGCCGAACGGCCACCCACGATGCCGCTGCTACGAAGACTACGAAGTCGTGGAAGACTAACCAGCCGCACCAATTACCGTGGTATCATTGTGTTCGTCAGTACATCAACCACTGGTGTCACTGACGAGCACCACTGCCCCAATCCGGAAGGATGATATGAAGATTCGCGAGAGTCTCACTCACGGCGGTGCCGCTGAAACCGAAGGCCGAACCCTCACATTCCTCGCCAACAGCGGTAAGAAAATGAGCAACGGCCTCACCGTGGATCTAGCCACACTCAAAGCGCCACTCATCGACGGCACATTGAAACTCGTGGACGAGCTCACGGAATCAGACCAACTAACGCTCCCCCTTCTAATCGACCACGAGCCCAGCATCGAAGCACAGGCAGGCACCATCACCCGCCTGTGGATCACCGACGCCGGACTCATGGCCGAAGCGAAGCTCAGCGAAGTCGACAACGGCGAGCGCGTCCGACGACTCGCCTCAGACGGATGCCTGACCAACAGTTTCAGTATCACCGTCGAATTCCCCGAACGGCCCAACAAGGACGGCATCATCCACAACAGCGAACTGGTCGAAATCAGCGTCGTCTACCGTGGAGCCGACCCGAAAGCAGCCTTCACATCAATCAACCAAAGAAATGGAGATAACATGAACCCGAACCTCATGAACAAGGTGGCACGCACCGTCGCCGAGTTCAAGCTCACCCCGGACGAAGCCGACAACCTGACCTCGTCCATCACCGACATCATGCAGGACGCCGTCGAAGACCTCACCGAAGCAGTCGGCACCCAGACCGACACCAACGAACCCGCAGCGACCACCGCCCCGGAGGAACCGGTACAGTCCGCCAACAAGCGTCCGCTCGTCATCATCAACAAGAACAACCGTACGGCCAAGCAGTCCGGTGTCGCTTCCTTCTCCCACTCCCGTGAAACGTGGCTTGACTCCCCGGACGCCATGGCCGCCTTCGAACGTACCCTCATCGATAACGACAACAAGGGCGTGGAAGCCTTCCACAAGGAATGGGCCGACACCGTGTCCCGTAACATGGCCGACACCGCGTCCTTCGGCGTAGCCAAGACCGACGTGGACAAGTTCATCCCGACCGAAGCCATCACCACCATCAGCGACGCATTGAACACGCGCGGCTCCGGCCTGTGGAACCTGTTCCGTAAAACCGGCATGGACAGGCTCACCATCGGCGGTAACATCCTCGGCCTGTCCGAAGCGACCCGCGCCCACGGTTATCCGGTCGACTCTTACGGCACCAAGAAGAAGGAACAGACCCCGTCCTTTGTGAAGCGTGAACTGACCGCCGACTACACGTACAAGTACATCACCCTGAACAAGGGCGATATCCGTCGTACGCAGAAGCCGGGGGTACTGCTCCGCTATATCCTCTCCGAACTGCCGAACTACATCATCCAGACCATCGAACGTCAGGCCGTGCTCGGCGGCTACGAAGACATGGCACACTTCCGCTCCGTCACCACCGACGCGGCCGACACCAAGTCGGACTGGGCCGGCAACAAGTTCGCCCTCTCCTACACGCTCACCGAAGACACGCCGCTCATGGGCTTCGTGAAGGCTTCCCACATGGTCCGCGCGCAGGGCAACAAGGTCCTCATCTGCAATGCGGACACGGTCGCCGACCTCCTCATGAGCGCCAACGCGAACGGTAACACGTACATCGCCCTCGGCGGTGACGATACCCTCGCCCGCGCTCTCGGCGTCTCCCAGATCATCACCCCGGAATGGTGGACTGCGGAAGACGACAAGAACGTCGCCGGCGTCGTCATGAGCGCATCCCACTATGCGCTCGTCGGCGACACTTCCGTCGAATCGTTCACGAACTTCGCTCTCCAGACCAACACCAACGAATACCTGCAGGAAATCTATGCTGGTGGCGGTTTGGACGCTGAGAAGTCCGCAGTGGTCATCAAGCCGAGGGCCTGATCATGAACGCTGAAATGTACTCTCGAATCGGCGGCAAGGCGCTGCCTGAAGACAATCTGAACACGGTTAAGGTCATCAACTTCGTGGACGAGGAAGGTCAGCCGGTGGCCTTCGGCCAGGGCGCTCAGGGTCCGGCGGGTCCTGCTGGTCCGCAGGGCGAAACAGGCGCTCGGGGTCCGGCGGGTCCTGCTGGTCCGCAGGGCGAAACAGGCGCTCAGGGTCCGGCGGGTCCTGCTGGTCCGCAGGGCCCGGCCGCCACGATCACCAAAGCCGCCCACGTCGACCCGGCCAGTGGCACGGTAGCAGAAGTAGTAAACGCTCTGATCGCCGCTGGACTAATGGAATCCGCCTGACAGCCAGCCAGTAAACAATTAGGTCCTATCGTTACAATTGACGGTAGGACCTATTCATTTACCCGGAGGAAAAATGATAATCGACGACACCATACGCGACAAAGTCGGCGAAACCGCCTACACGACATGGAAAGACGCCGCACTCGCCGACCTAGCCAACATACTCTGCATGGACACATTCGAACAACTCACAACCAACATGACAGGTACCGTCAGTGACGACGGCATGCATATCCACCTACCATCATGGTATTCAGAAATGTGGTCGATCACACCAATGAACGGTCCCCTCATCGGCTACGACGTCATCTACGACAAAGACGACGGACTAACACCAGCCACCAAATACTCAAACACTGTAACCCTTTACGAAACATACCCAGCCGGCACAAAATTCCTCATCAACGGCAGACACGGCTTCGCAAAACTCCCGGCCCCACTCACCAACATACTCGCCGCCATCATCCAAACCGACCAGTCGATAGCCGACCAAACAGACCGTATCACCTCCAAGAAAATCGAAGACGTGAGCGTCACCTACGCCACCAGCACGCAAACCCCCCTCGAACACGCCCTCGCCCCATACAAAACACTAATAGACTCCTGGAGCGTTTGCCCAATCAAACCCAACGCAGGAGGAATCCTCAGCATGCCAACCACCCACCACGACCTACCATGGTGGATGAACGAACAAGACCTAGGAGCAACCAACTATGCCATCCTGTAACCCATTCAAACTATTCCCCAACCAAACCCAAACAGCCACCATCTGGAAATACACAGCACCAGGCCTCGACAACATCAAACTCGCAGACCTACAAGTCATCATCAAACACACCACCGAAAGCGACCAACCAGCCGAATACGGCACCCGTATCGCCACCCGCCGCTTCCACATCCAACCCGACAACCTCCCAACAAACCTCCGCAACGACATGGAAGCATGGCCAGACCTCATACTCCAACTCAACAACGGACGCACCTACCAAATCACCAAAGCCAGCCGAGGAGACGACATGGACACCGGCCTAACCCAATTCATCACCCTCACCGGCAACCCCTACGCAAGGACCAGCCTATGAGCTACCAACTCAAAACCAACGCCACATGGGCCCGCAAACTCTCCACCCAACAACTCAACAAAGGCGGAACACGAATGATGACCGACATCCTCCGCCTAGCCCGCCAAAACGCGCCAGTCAAAACCGGCGCACTACGCAACAGCGGCCGCTTCCAACAAGTCGGAAACACCCACTGGCAAATCACCTTCGGTAACAGTCGCGTACCCTACGCACGCATCCGCGAACACACCAACCGACTCCACCCCAACACCACCCGATACCTCGAAAGAGCCGCCCGCACCGCAAGCTCCCGCACCAAAACCTACTTCAACCTCTAAGGACACCCCATGATAGACCTCGCAATATGCATGACCCTCCAAAACGAAGGATACGGCACCTACGGCCAAAACCTCTTCTTCGGCACCAGCCCCATCCTCGACACCGGCACCATCACCAACCAAGAAGGCATCTGGGTCAACGCAAACACCATCGACATCAACGGCGACCTCTACACCGACCAAATCACCATCAGCAGCCGCCACAACGACGTCCTCACCCAAGGACGACTCATGCTCCAACTACTCAACCTCATCAACAACAAACTCCCCCACTACTGCCAACTCACCTGCCAGCCAATCACCAACATCACCTACGAAAGCATCCGCACCCACCCAGCCACAGCAATAGACCTAGACGCCATCGACCACGAAGGCCACTGGATAAAAAGCATCCGCTTCCAAATCGACTACAAACTCAACCCCACCACACTGTAAAATAAAAACGGCATAACACACCAAGACAAAAAACGCCAACCGAAAGGAAAAAAATGGCATCCTACCCAATCATCGGCAAGAAAACCGTCTACATCGACGACATGATCATCCCACCCGACTACATCCAAGACGAAGTCGGCACCATCACCCTCACCCCCAGCACCACCGAAATCGCCAGCCAGTCAGGCACCATCAAAGTACCAAACGGCAGCTACGACGAAATGAGCTTCGAACTCAACATCATCTGCCCAAGCGTACGCTTCCTCGGCATGCTATTCCCCGAACTCTACCACAACGCAAAATTCAAACGCGTCATCAGCGGAAACACCAGCGAAACCGGCCAAGTCCGATTCGGCGGCAACGAATGCGTCAGCAACACGCCACGCGACATCATCATCCACAACGTGTGCGACGGCCAATCCAGCGCACAAGACTTCCGCATCCCACAAGCCCTCATCAGCGCAGGCGGCGAATTCAAAATCAGCCTCAGCGACCCCTTCGTCGTAACCCTCAACGGCACCATGACCACCAGCCCAGAAGGCGCAGTAGTCATGGGCGAACTCAACCTCGACACGCCAAGCTACTACGATGAAACCACCGGCACGATCAAAACAGCAGAAAGTTCAATCACTGAACTAAACGCCACCCCAAACACCATCACCGGCAAAGTCAACGACACGATGAAAATCAACGTGACCGCCATGCCGAACGGCTCCACCGGTAACATCACCGCCACCATCACCGAGACAGGCCTAGCCGACGCAGTCGACAATGGCGACGGCACATGGACGATCACCCTGAAACAGGAAGGCACTGGCACCATCACCTTCAAGAGCGGTGCCGTGAAGACCGTCGTCAACGTTAACGTGACAGCCTGAACCAACTAAGAAAGCCCGCCACCGTTACAACACGATGACGGGCCTCCTAGTCAACACAATGGCAAATAAAGGAGCCAATACTCATAATACCATATTCAAAGGAGCAGAAATGACCACACCAATCCTGAACATCGACACTCGCAAGGCTTTCCGCGAGCTCACCGTCAAAATCGACGGCACCACCTACACCATGCGTCCCCTCGGTTCGAAAGACATGCTCACCATCCTCGACAATGCCGAAGCACTCGACAAACTCGCTACCGGCCGAATGACAAAAGACACGCTCACTATCGCGGAAGACATCATCTTCCCCCTCGTCGCCAGCCTCATGAGCCCAAACAACGCTTTCCAGGAATGGGCAACCCAAACCAAACAGCGTAGCGACCTCGCCTACCTACAGGCAATGACCACTCTCTGCAAACTCATGGCTGAAAACCTCACCCTCGACATCAAAGGCTGACATATAAAATGCGTTCATGGGATAGTCTTCTCACCCCCGCTGAAAAACAGCGGATGCAAACATACACGCAAAAGGAAGCAAAACAACACTCCACTCCAAGTATTCGCATTCTCGCCGAACTCGGCAGCCTATACGGGTGGGAAGCTATCCATGACGCATTGGAAAACAAGCTAACCCCAAGCCTGATGCTCGCCCTAATCAAAGAAGGCCGCCACCTGCATCAAATCCGGTTAGCCGAACAATACCGGTTGACCTTCGAATGCTTGACCGCAGCATTCACCAAACACGGAGACCAGAAAATCAGCCGCATCATAACCGAGCTCGGAAAGGAACAGTAAATGGCTGACTCCACACTCACCCTCGACGCGGAAATTAACACCAGTGATTGGGAAGCCGGTGTTAAAACCATTCAAAACGGTAGTCGACAGATAGAACAATCCGCACGCCAAGCCGGCGAGGGTATGGACCAGATCGACAAGTCATCCACCAAGGCTTCCGGTGGAACCGGTAAATTCGCTGCTATCGCGGGAGCAATGGGAGGCTTGGTATCCACTGGTGTCAGTATGGCCGTGGACGCTATCTCGAATCTTAGCGGTGATATTGTCGAGGCTTCTGATTCGGCTCAGAAATTCGCGAGTACACTATCTTTCGCTGGCTTGGACACGAGCACTATCGACCAGTTGACCGCTTCGACGCAGAAGTATGCGGACCAGACCGTGTATGACCTGTCCGATATTCGTAACACGACCGCCCAGTTGGCTGCGAACGGTGTCGATAATTATGCGAATCTAGCGGAAGCTGCCGGTAACCTTAACGCTGTTGCTGGCGGTAACGCGGACACGTTCCGGTCGGTTGGCATGGTATTGACCCAGACGGCTGGTGCTGGCAAGCTCACGACCGAGAATTGGAACCAGTTGGCTGATGCTATTCCTGGCGCGTCAGGCAAACTCCAGGAAGCCATGAAGAAGAACGGCGCGTACACGGGTGATTTTCGTGATGCGATGGCCAAGGGTGAAATATCAGCCGAAGAATTCAATAAGGCTGTCATGGATTTGGGTATGACCGATGCTGCGAAGGAGGCAGCGACCAGTACCAGCACTATCGAGGGTGCTATGGGTAATCTGGAAGCGTCCGTCGTGAACGTGGGCGTGCAACTCCTGGACTCGTTCAAAGGCCCGTTGACTGAAGCCATGAGCAGTCTCGCTGATGGTATTGGCGGTCTGCCTGCCATGTTCAAGGGTCTCGTATCGTCGGCTGGTCCGGCTTTACAGCAGATCGGTAGCGTGTTCCAGTCGTCGTTCGCTCCGGTGGGTCGGATCGTGTCCGGTCAACTGTTGCCCGCTTTGCAGCCGTTCATGCAAGCCTGTCAGAATCTGGGTAGGGCGATCATGCCTGTCTTGAATGCTGCGTTCCAGGCTTTCACGCCGGTATTGGGTTCACTGGTCGCGAAACTCATGGAGGTCGGCGGGACGATCATGAGCACGGTCACGCCGGTCATTAATAACATGGCCATGGTGTTTCAAACTGTGCTGCCTACCATTCAGGCTGCGTTTACGACGGTCGCGGCAACCATTCAAGGTGTCATCGATGCGGTGTTTCCTTATATTCAGACGGTGATCACGACGGTCATGAACGTTATCAACGCCATTATCACCACGGTCCTGGCGGCCGTGCAAGGCGATTGGGATGGCGTATGGGCTGGTATCGGCAATATCGTCACGACGGTATGGAATGGGATTAAAGCCAACGTGTCAGCTGGCATTAACGCTGTTTCAGGCGTGGTTAGTTCGGTCATGGGTTCTATCAGCGCATATTGGAGTGGTGTATGGGATACGGTCAAGGGTCTTGTAAGCAGTGCTTGGAATGGTATTACCAGTGTCGTGTCGAATGGTGTCAACAGTGTCATGAACACTGTGAGAGGCATCGGGGGGAAGATCAAGGGCGCGTTCTCGGGAGCTGGCGGTTGGCTTCTCTCAGCCGGTAAGAACATCATCATGGGTTTGGTTAACGGTATCAAGAACGCTATCGGCGAGGCTGTGAACGCGGCCAAGAGTGCGGCTTCCAATGTCGTGAACGCGGCTAAAAGCGCGTTGGGTATTCATTCCCCGTCTCGAGTGTTCCGTGACGAGGTGGGTAAGATGATCCCCGCCGGTTTGGGCAAGGGCGTGGAAGCGAACATGGGTCTGGCTGTGAATCCTGTCCAACGTATGGTCGCTGATATCATGCCGAATAGTCTGTTGAACGGGTCGGCGAGTCTTCCTGTCCCGTCCCCGGTTTTGACGGGCACGAATAGTGGGCCTCGAGTATCGGCTCCGATCACGGTGAACGCGTCGGATCCGATGGCAGCTGCTCGTGAAACGGTACGCATGATTAATTTCGCTTACGTGTAAAGGAGCTAGTCTAGTCTTATGAGCTTTTTCCCGATTGATCCTCGTGATATCCGGTTGACGTTGAACGGTTTTCCTCTTTATGGGGTGGATGATAACGGTTGTGAATGGCATGTGACGTTTCAGGACGTGTCTGGCTTGTTCGATGGTGTTTCTTCAACGTTGCAAACCGAACACAAGGTCATGTCTGACGGCTGGTATGGCAACCTACCTCGACTGCAGGGCCGTAACATCACGATAGAGGGTCATATCATCGGCCGTTGTACGGAATCATGTATCACTGCGTGGAATGCGTTCAAAAGCGTTTTGGACACTGACGGAATGCTGTTGATCGTACGATTGGGTGATATCGGCCGTCAGGTACGGGTATGGCAGTCGGCGTCAGCCCCGTTGGTCAAATGGACTGGGGTGAATATTCTCCATTTCAGTCTTGGATTGACGGCTTTGAGCCCGTACTTGTATGGGTTGGATTCGGTGTCTGGTGTTTCTGGACTGCCGAGTTCATCTGGGGGCATGTCGTTCCCCTACCATTTTGAGGAGGCTGGTGTTTCCTTGTCGTCTTGGGTGTGGAGCGAGAAAATCGTGTCCGGTAACGTGGCATTATCGAATGTTGGTACGGCTCCTAGCCCGGTGATGATCCGTATCGACGGTCCTGTCGTGGACCCGCAGGTATCGCATGTTGGGAGCGGTCATGTCATGGCTTTTAACATGAGTTTGGGTAGTGGCCATTACGCGACCATTAACGGTGTGACGCATGAGATCCTGGTTGATGGTACTGATCCTGCGCGTGGTCGTGTCGTCCGTCGTGAGTGGAGCCAGGCGGAACCCGGTAAGAATGTTTGGGGTTTCAATGCTGGTGAATATTCGACTGAGGCTCGGATGACGGTTTCGTTTTATCCGGCTTACTTGTAAGGGAGGAATGTCATGGGTTCGATTGATGTTTGGGATGGGGTTTCTGTTTTCGGTCGTGGTCGTGTTGTGTGGGATACTGCAGGTTTTCAGTTCCTTGCCGTGTCTTTGTCTAGCGGGACCGTGTTGGTTGAGTTTCCGGACTTGCAGGTCTCCAAGCTTTCGTATCGTTTCGAGGAGAAGACGAGTGAGACGATGGTGATTCCGTGGCGTAATATTCCGTCCAATTGGGGTGAGGCCACGGCCCCGTATGGGGTGGCGATCCTTTTGGTTTATGGTTCGACGGTATTGTGGGGTGGTATCGTCGTCAAACGCGAACGTACTTTGCAGGGGAGCGGGTTATCTCTCACTGTGGTGACCGTGGAACATTATTTGGATAGCGTGTATGTGAAGGATCATGTGTATTCGAATCGGGATCAGTGTGAGATTGTGGAGGATCTTGTGTCGACTACGCTTGAGGGTCACCGGTTCATGCTTTCGGTGGAGGCGTCTCCTAGTTCCGTTCGCCGTGATAGGACGTATGAGGAGTCTTCTGACAAGACGTTGTTGAGTGTTCTTCAGGAGCTTTCGAACGTGCAGGATGGGCCGGAATGGTGTACGTCATGGAGGGCTGTTGATGGCGGGTATCTGCCGGTTTTGACGGTTGCGGATAGGATAGGTTCCGTTACGCCGGTTACGACGTTTGATGAGAGCGTGATGACGTCCTTCGATATCGTGGAAGATTATACGAGTGGTTATGGTGCGAACATGGTGTGGGCGGTCGGGAATACGACCGGTGAAACCCAATTGCGGTCCGATAGGATGGTGGCTGAACAGTCTTACCGTCCTGTCGTGGAACATGTGGTTCGACCGTCGTCGAGCATTACGCAGAAGGAGACTTTGAATGCTCATGCTTCGGCTTCGTTACGGCAGTTGCGGGATGGTACGAATACTATGAGCATGACGTTGAGCCTGTTGACTGCTCCTATCGTTTACGAGGAGTGGAAGCCTGGGGATGTCGTCGCATGGACTGTCGCCGATGATGATGGTCGTTTCGCGGGGTTTGATCATGGCGAGGCGCGTGTAGTCGGGTATGACATTGATTTTAGTGGCGTGTGGACTATTACGCCTGTATTGCAGTAGGAGGTTCCAGTGCAAAGCAAGTTCAGGTTTTCTCTCGATGGGTCGGATGCTACCGCCCGTCAGTTCGCGGAGGTTCGACGTCAGTTGGTGGAACTGCCAGCTAGTGTCGGTAAGAGTGTCAGTCGATTGGGTGAACGTGTTTCTGATGTCGAGAAGGATTTTGAATCGTTGACCACTACGCAGAATCAGGCTGATGCTGGCGGGGCGAATGCGGTGGTGGTGCCTACTCACGGTGGTACCGGTGTTCGGAACGCGTTTGATAGGCCGCTTTCGTTGAATCCTCGAAAAACGGTTTATTGTCTTTATGATGGTACGTTGGGGTCTGACTGTTCGACTGTGCATTCGGTGGCGAATGTCGGTGATGCTGACGGGTTCATTCCTGTTGATGCTATCCGTCAGGTGAAGTGGAAGGTGTATTCTCTGAGGGATGATTTGAATCTGAGGCTTGATGACGCGCAGCCGGTCGTCGGTTTGATAGCTGAAGAGTTGGATGATGCCGGGCTTGGTTTTTTCTGCGAGTATGATGCCGGGGGGAATCCGACCGGGGTTGATTATTCGAAGTTGAGTGTGGCTGCTTTACGTTTGGCTCAGCAGGCTATGGATGAGGTGGACGGGCTTAGGGATGAGGTTGCTCGACTATCTTCTGTGGTAGGTAAAATGGGTGTGTCCACGTCTGAATGATTGATTGTGAGGAATGACTTATGGCGGGTATCGTTTTACATCCTTTGACTGCTTTGAACGGGTTGCCGACTTATACGGCTGATGATTATCGGCATGTTGTCAATCCGTTCTTGTTCCCGTCTGATGGTTCTGCTTTCGGTGGCGTTCAGGGTGTTCGGTATGGCAGTCCTAGCCCGTTGGCGACGATTGAGGGGTTAACTGTCACCGTTAAGCCTCATTGCGGTACCGTGAGACCGTGGAATGAGACTGGCTCGTACACTTATGAGATTATGGAACCTATGACGGTGAACGTGGCTGATTCGACGGGTGATTATAAGATCGTGGTCGCCGTTTATGATCCGAGTTTGTCTCATGGTGAGACTCCTGGCGCGTGGTTGCAGTCGTGGGATGCCAGTGTTCCCGACGCGCAGATCAATGGTTTGGTCATTGCTAGGGTTACGGCCGGTGTCGTGTCTGACGTGGCTCCGAAGATCCATGTTGATGGCACGATTGAGGTGGCTACTTGGAATCAGTTGATCGCGATTTGGACCGTTGACGGGGTTGAGGCCGTTACTTCGAATAATGGCCAGCGGTATCGTCGTGTCAATGGTGCTTGGGTGTCGTTGACTGATATCCAGTTGACTCCGGGCCAGTGGGCGAAGGATTGGGATGTCTGGTATAAGTGTTCGATGTCTGGTAATATCGTCAGTCTTATGGTTAAGGTGACGAGGGGGCCTGAATGGAAGGCGACCGCGTGGTCAAGGAGTCAGATTTTGACGTTCCCGGATTATGTGAAGCCGAATGTTACTGATTTTAATGTTCCGGCGGCTGGTGTCGCGAATAGTGGTTTTCAGTTGGATGAGTCTGGGTTGTATGTGAGGCCTTTTGCGGATATCGTGTATACGAATGGTGCGTGGACTTCGGCGAATTTGTCGTGGTCGGTTTGATGTATGGAGAAAAACCCCAGCTGTTTGGCTGGGGTTTTTCGTATGGTGTTTGGTTAGAGGGGGTAGATGCGGTTGCGGAGTTCGTCGGGGAGGCTTGGTTTGGGGTGGCGTGTGAGGAATTCGTCGTCGATGACTTCGCAGAATTGGGCGAGCCAGTGGCCTAGTGAGCGGATGTAGCCTGTTTCGAGGTCGCTGACGTGTTGGAGTTTGTCTCGGGTTTGGATGAGTTTGTTGATTTTTTCGTCTTGGGCGTCTATTTGTTTTTTGAGTTCGCCTTGGGCTTCGACGAGGTGTTGGTAGGCGGTGGTGAGGTTGTTGCGTCGTGTGCTTGCCCATGTGATGGTGCCGCCTACTGCGATGCCTATGAGTCCGATGAGTGGGGATATTAGTTCGTTCATGTGACTAAGTTTATCGTAGACTGTTTTGGTATGCTGGTGGTATGCGTCGGGAATTTATCGAGAACATTCTGCTGATTCTCTTGTCGTCGTTTCTTATTGGCGTCATGGTGGTGGCTGGATATCTGATTGTTACTGGGATTCCGGCTTTTGCTCGGTTTCTTTTTACTGTTTGGTATGTTTTGATTGTCTGAAAGGAGACAATATGTCATATGAATATATTACGAAGTATGATAGTCCGAATTATACGAGTGGTCGCCCGTATGGGATCAAGTATATTGTGGTCCACTGGTGGGGTGACCCGAATACGCATCCGACGTTCGAGGGTGTGATCAATACCCTGTGTAGTAAGGCTCGTGGAGCTTCCGCGCATTACGTGGTTGAGGCTGGCCGTGTGGCTTGTATCGTGGATCCGGATGATCGTGCTTGGCATGCCGGAGATGGCGTGGGCGTTCGTTCCAAGGGCAATGACATGGGCATTGGTATTGAATGCAATCCTCGCCAGTCGGATGAGGATTATTTGACTGTCGCCCAGCTGGTCCGTGATTTGCGTGCTGAGTATGGTGATCTGCCGTTGATTCGTCACTGTGATTGTTATAACACGCAGTGTCCGGGTACGTATGATCTGGATCGTTTGGATCGTCTGTCTCGTGGTTTGGCTGCTCCGTCGAATCCGGTGCCTACTCAGCCGGCTACGCAGTCAGTGACCAGGCTTGAAGTGGATGGGTCTTGGGGTCCTTTGACGATGCGGCGGGCTCAGGAGGTTGCTGGTACGGCTGTGGATGGTGTCATGTCCGGTCAGGTCCGTTGTTTGGAGAATCAGAATATCGCCTGTTTGGAGGAGGGTACTTCTGGTAGTGATTGGGTTGAGTGGATGTCGCATCGGTTCGGCATTACGGATCGTCCGCGTAATGCTGGTCCGGAGTTCATTTGCCGGTTCCTGCAGGAGATGAACGGTTTCCTGGGTGACGGTATGATTGGTCCTGCACCGAGTATGGCCGTGAAGGAGTTCCAGAAGCGGCTTAATGATGGTCGTATTTTCAACTGATTGAAAGGATTGTTTATGGCTAAGCATGTGATGTTGGCTGATGATGAGTTGACTGGTGAGCCGACGGCTGATACCGCTATTACGAATGAGTGTTCGGATGGTTCGGATAATTATGTGCCTATGTTCGATGCTGATACTCGCCGTTGGGCGTATCTGGTGTCTGGGCTGGTGGGTATTGCCGGTGCTGTCGCGAGCTTGGTGAGTGCCGTGCCTGGTGTCCCGTCGTGGGTTGCTGTGGTTGGTGGTGCTTGTGCGCTGGTTGGCTCCGGTGTGGCTGGCTTGTTTGGCGTGCATTATGCGGGTGTGAACCGCTAGTCTGCTTCTGTTATAAGAATGCCCCGTGTTCGGCTTGTTTGGCCGGCTACGGGGCGTTTCTGTTTGTTTTTGGGGTTATTTCCAGTGGAAGAAGCGGATGGTGATTGGGGTTGTCATGGTGAAGTCGTGTCCGTTGCCGTTGTTTATTTCGTGGATTGGTGTGGTTTCGACTTCTTCGATGCCGTTGAGGAGTCCGTAGAGGTTGATGAAGGCGTTGTAGTCTTTGATGCCGATGTTGCCGTAGTTAATTTCCGGGTTGAGTCCGTCTTCGTCGAGGATGGTGCCGATTTTCGGTTGTTGTGTGATGAGTCTGATGATGGTGGCGAGGTATTTGACGGTTTCCATTGTGGTTGCTCCTTTGTGTTGGCCAAGCCTTTTTGCTTGATGTATTTAATATAGCATAATGCGGCGTGTTGCACGAATACGACACGCCGCAGGATGAGTCACTCGAAGAAGACGTCGCCGCCGAGCTCGGCATTGAGTCGCTGTCGGTATTCCTTGCGTGGGCGTCTCAACCCGTTTTCCCACATCATGATGATGGTCGGACTGGATACGTGGATCAGTTTGGCGAGTTCGGCTTGGGTGTACCCGTACCGGTTTCGCCAATATTTGAGCCGTTGAGTGGCTGCCGTCTGGGTTCTGATGAGGAGGTAACTGACCGGGGTGCGTTTCCCGTTGGGGAGGACGTGGTAGAAGGCTCCTGTATAGGGGTTCTGGTGTACTGTGATCGTTTTGCCTTTGATGGTGGCGGTGAATGGTTCCTTTGCCATGGTTTCCTTACTTTCTTTCGTCTGGTGTCGTGGTGTCGAAGAGCTCTTGCATGAGTTCGTTGCCTTTTTTGGTGAGTTGCCATCTCCAGCATGGCCGGTTGTGTCTGCTGATGCCGTTTCGGTCGATGCGGTGGACGTGTCCGGACCGTTCGAGTTCGACCATGCGGCTTCTTAGGCTTTGCGGCGTGTCCTTGAATCCGAGCGTCGATGCTATTGAGGTCAGGTGTTCTTGTGTGATTGGTTCCTTGAATAGGTAGAGGATGGTGGCGACGTGTAGGCGTGGGGTGTTGTTCATTGGATTCTGCTTTCTGCTTGGTGTCGGTAGTATGCGGCTATTGCTGTGGAGGCTGCCAATCCGGCGAGCCATTTGATGCCGAAGCGGATGTGGGAGGCTTTCGCTGTTATTGTCCATGTGGGGAGTGTCATGTATGGGCTGAGGCACCATCCGCAGTGGGCGAGCGTCCCGAGGCTGCGGGTGAGGTCGTTGTCCGATGTTTCGGTTTTGCTTGTGAGTTTGTTCCGAAGCTTGGCGAAGACGTAGTCGGGGCCGGGGGAGAGTTGCGTTATTGTGGTGGCGTATCCGGCTGTGAGTCCTGTGGTGAGGACCGCGGTCCACCATTCGGTTTTCATTTTGTTGTCCTTTCGTTATTGTTGATGGGTTCGGTTGGGGTTTAGTGGATTTTTCCGTCGAATAATACCAGGGGGTATTTGATTGGTTTGTTCTGGTTTTTCGCTATGGTGCGGATGACGGTTGCGGTGGGGCTGCCGGATGATACGACTCGGAGTTGTTTCTGCATGTGTTGTGCTGCTGTGCGGCATGTGTCGAGGAATGCTGCGTCTTCTGGTTTGCATGTGGGGCAGCCGTCGAAGAGTACGTATATGTCGGGGCTGGTGAGGAGGGTGTCGATTGTCATTAGAATGATGCTCCTGTTGTTTCGGTGATGGTGTCGATGATGTGTAATACGTTGAGTTGTTTGCGTTTGTGGTCGGCGATGAGTGGTTTGATGTCCTTTCTGTGGATGGGGATGATTTGGTGTCGTGCGTCACCGTAGACTCGTGGGTCGTACATGCTGAAGTAGAGGGTTTCGAGTGTGTCGCAGACGACGAAGTATTGGAGTGCTTGGGCTCGGTATGGGTCGGGGATGAAGTCCATGCCGGTGGCGTTGAGGCTTGTGGTTGTTGCGGGGAGTACTTGTGCGGCTGCGCCGGCGAGGTTGTCGGGGAGGGTGTGGTGTCGGATGAGTTGTGCGTGGATCATCCATGGGATGACGGCTTTGAGGTGGTAGGCGCTGCTTAGGCTTTTGCATTCGATGGCCCATGTTGGGTTTTTGGATGCTTGGTAGGCGTCTGGACTGCATGCGATTCGGTTGTCTTCGTCGCTTTCCCAGATGCCGCAGTCGGTGATGCAGTCTTTTTGCTGGTATCCGAGTTGTTGGAGGGTGAGGCGGATGTTTTCCGGTTCGAGCCTGTAGCCGCGTTCCATGGGGTTTTCTCCGTCTGGTTGTTCGGCCATGGTTTCGGAGAGGAATTTCCAGAAGTCGATGCCGACTTTGAGGCGTTTGTTTTTTGTTTCGGTTTCGGTGAGTAGTTCGTCGTATTTTAGTGCTGTCCGGTAGTGTTCTTCGGTTTCGTCTTTTGTTGTTGCTTCTTTTGATTGTTTGAGTGCTTTGTCTCGGTATTCGAGGATTTTTTTGGTGTCGGTTTGCCGGTAGTGGTCTAGGGCTAGGCCGCCGCTTTTGGTGCCGGTGATGCGGCCTAGGCGTTCGTTGAGCCATGCGTTGGTGTTGTTGGCTTGTGATAGGTTGATGGTTTTCATTGTCGGTCCTTCCCTTGAGGTTGATATCTTTATTATATCTCTTATGTGGGTGGGGGTGGTAGTCGGCGTGTCGCATCCCCGATATGAGAAAGACCCCGGTGGTTGGTCGGGGTCTTGTGTCACATTCTGTTGATGGCGTCCATGAGTTTGGTCAGGTCGGATTGGGTGATTCCTCGCCAGCCTTTGACGGGCCGATTCAGGGTGCCTGAGATGAATTCGCCGCGTGCTTCGCTGGGGATGGCGTGTGTGTCCATGGCTTTGACGAGCGTGGCGTACTGGTCTGCTCCTATCGGCTTGTCTGCGGTTTCGTACTGCTGTCGGGCGTAATTCCCGTCGTCGTCCTTGTCTGGGAAGATGCCGAGTATGGTGGTGAGACTGTAGCGTCGTGCGTAGGTGATGGCGCTGCCGACCTGTTGTGGGTCACCCGTGATGAAGAATGGGTATTCGCAGACTGTCATCTGGTCGGTGTCGTCGAAGATGATGGTCTCGATGGTGCCGAGGGTCTGGCGTCCGTCTCCTGACCCGTCGAAGGTCACTTTTTGGGTGAACGCGAGCCCATGCTTTGCGAAGATCGGTTTGATGTTCTTGAGGAGCGTGGCGAGGTTGAGGTACTTGTAGGTGCGGCTTCCGGCGTTGGCGGTTTCGTCGGTGCTGAAGTTCGGGACTTCGTTGAGGACTTCGGCGAATTTCCGGTTGAGGTTGTTGTTTTCCATTTGTGGTCCCTTTTGTGGTGTTGGCTGTCAGTGCTTGTAGATTGGGTAGACGATGGTCATTGGTGTTGTTTCGGTTACGTTGTTGTAGACGGTTTCGAGGGTTTCCATGCCTCCGATGTTGTAGGCCTGCGTGTAGAAGTCGATTCGTTCCGGATTGTTTTTGGCGAGCGTGTAGAGGTAGCATGCCCATTCCGCGTTATGGTCCCATTCGTAGTCTTCGAAGGCTTGGGAGTAGTCGTCGAGGGTGACGTATTTGTGGTCTCCGACGTGGTAGATGATGCCTTTTGGTGTGTGGTTGGTGTCGTAGTGGCTTTTTTGGTCGAGGCGGACGTCGATGGTGTGGATCATTGTTTTGACTTCGTCGGTGGTGACGGTGTTCATTGGTTTGCTCCTTCTTGTGTGTCGCCAAGCTCTTTGCTTGATACATCCAATATATCACAATGCGGCGTGCGTTCAAACGCGACACGCCGCAAAGTTGATTGTTGCCTATCGTTTCCTATAGGAGATGAGTACCGTGAGTGCGAGGATCAACATTGCGAGGACGCCATTATTCGTTCCCATGCCTTGTCCTTCTCGTATTGTTTGATGACGGCTTCAATCTCCGGTTTGCAACATTGGGGGATGAGTGGGGCGAATTCGTCGACGGTCAGGCCGTCTTCATGCCATTTGATGATCTGGTTCTTCAGTGTTCTCTTCATTAGTGGTTCTTTCTGATTGCCGAATAGAATCCGGAGCTTTCCTGGTGGACTTGTCGGACGGTGTCTTCGTCCATGTCGAGGATTTTGGCGGTCTTTTCGACCGACTGGTCGAGGTCGAAGAGGTAGTGTTCGATCAGGAGCCGGTCGAGTGGGATGTCATGGAGCTTGTGTATCATTTGTTTTCCTCCTTTATCATCGTGTCGAGCGCGTTTAACACGGCATGCCATTCGTTTTTCAGTAGTCCGTACCATGCTGCGGATTCGTATCCGACCGTGGTTTCGACGAGGCGTAGCAGTATCTTCCTGCAGTGTCCGATGTTGAGGTCGACCTGTTCCTGCATCGTCGAGGCTCTGTGCGCGTACCATCGTGCTTTCCTGAGGTCTTCCAGCGGTGTTCCTTTGTCGTTGTACCTCCATAGGTATTTGATGACGTTGCCGGTGCAGAAGGTCTGGTATTGGGTGATGTCGATGCATTCGTATCCGATATTGCGGTCGTTGTAATGCGTGGGATGGTTGATGTTGTCTGTCATTTGTTTTCCTTTGCTTCTTTTGCGGCTTTGGCCTTTGCTCGTCGGATGCGGGCTCGTTCCCTTTGTTTCCGTGTGTATTCGGCTTTTTGTTCGGGGGTCATGGCGTGGTAGCGGGCTTTTTGTTTGGCGAGCATTTTTTCTCGCCATTCGCTGTCGGTATGGTAGCGTGTCTTGGCTGTCTCTCTCTTTTTTTTGAGGGTTTTTGGCTTGCTGTGGTATTCTTTCTGTTTTGCCATGTATTGTTCGGCGTGTTCTTCTCTCCATTTCTTGTTTGCTTCGGCGCGTTCTTCTTTGTGGCGGTGGTAGTAGCGGTAGTCGCTGATTTTGCGTCGTTCTTTGGGTGATGGCTGGCTGCTGCGCATTTCGTTGATCCAGTCCATCATGTCCTGGTCGTTGAGGTCGACGATGACGGGTTCTTTTGTTTTTCTGCCCATTGTGTTCCTTTTTCTTTTTAGAAGCAGAATGCGATGATGGTCGCGAGTTCTTCTGTGGTGATGTTCAGGTCGTTTTTGTTGAACAGTGTGCTGGTTGCGAGTGCGGTTCCTTTTTCGTTGAATAAGACCATGTCGATCAGGCCGTCTTCGACTGGTGTGATGTGCAGTTTCCTGGTTGAGCCGTGTTTGGTTATTTCGTATGAGGTCTCGTCGCAGAGGTCGATGGTTTCGACCGTGTAGGTTTCCTCGGTGGTGGCTAGCGCGGTGGAAATTTCGGTGGCGAATTGTTCGATGTTGAGGTTCATTTTTGTTTCCTTTTTTGTATGTTGTTTAGAGGCGGTTTTTGATGTCGGTGAAGATGTCGTCGAGGGTTAGGTCCGGTGGTTCGAGGTCCCAATGGTATACTTCACTGTCTGTGTCGGGGTCGTCTCCGTCGGCCCATACGAGCACGATGAACGTGTTATCGCGTTTGCTTGGGGCGATTTGCATGATGTGGTCGGAACCGTCTTTGCTGATTAGGATGCCGTGGGTCCTACCGTGGTCATTGATGGATGTCACGTCGTATTCGTATGGTAGACATCCGTTGAGGACGCAGAATAGGTTTCGGATGTTGTTCTTGTTACTCATTTTGGTTTTCCTTTTCTGTTTGGTGGCTTGGTGTTTTCCTTGCCTGATATCTAACACTATACCCACAATCGTGATGTGACACGCTGAGGGGGATGAAAAAAGGCGGCGCGCTTTTATATGTGTCGCCTTGGTGTCATTAGAGGCCGAGGAGGTTTCTCAGGCCCGTTGAATCTTCTCGGGACTTCCTCTTCCTTCTGTCCATGTTTTTGACTTCGACCGGGAAGCACATTTCGACGATGCGGCTGTAGATGCGCTGCTTGTCGGTGTTCGGCTGGTTCATCATTTCCTCTTTGGAGAGATTGGTTGTGAGGATGAGCGGTTTGCCGCTCCGATACCGTGCGTCGATGATGTTGAAGATCATTTCGTGCATGAACGACGTGTCGCGTTCCGCGGCCAGATCGTCGATGACCAGTAGGTCCAGCCGGTTTAAGTCGTCGAGGTAACGCTGTTTGCCGTCGAACATTCCTTGGAGTGTGTTTGTGATTCGTGCGAAGTTGGTTACGAGGCACGGGCGGCCTTGGTTGATGAGCTCGTTGGCGATGGCTGCGGCGAGGAAGGTCTTGCCGCTGCCGACCGGACCGTAGAACAGCAGTCCTTTGCCGTGTTTCTTCATTTCTGGGAAGTTTTCGACGTATTTGTGTGCGATGTCGGAGGCTGTCTTGTTTGTTCCGTCGTCGCTGGCGAAGGTCCAGTTGGCTATTTCCGTGTCGGGGAAGCCGAGTTTGCGGAGTCGGTTTACTTCGATGCGGAGGTCTCGCGCCTGGCGTGCTTGTTCTTCGGCGTCATGGCGTTCGCGTTCGCAGTCGCAGGATGTGTACGGTTTCTTTTCCTTGCCGTCCCAGGATGCGGTGAAGCGGCATTGTTTTGGTGTGTGGCATTTTCCGCACATGAGGAGGCCGTCTTCGTTGAGGTAGTCGCCTTTTTTGTAGTGGCTGTCTTGGTTTGCTTCGGAGACCATGTTTTCGATGATATTGGTTTCCATTGTGGTTCCTTTCTGTTATCTGCGACAATGTTATCTCACGTGTTGCCGGCATTGTGTTACCGGCGTGTCGTGTTTTGCGTGTGGTCGATGTCTGCTTATTGTGCGTCACCATCCGACGGTGCAGCTGGGTTCTTCGTCGTCTCTCATGGGAGCGCAATAGGGTGACTGGCCGTTGTAGCTGTCGTACTGGTTGGAGTTGTTGTACCGGTTGCTTTGCGGTGTCGCATTGGTGTTGAGGTAGCCTTCGAACTTGTTGCCGAAGAGGATGTCCGGGCGGAGGAATTGGGCCATTTTCGGGTTGCCTACCCATTCCGTGGCCTTCTTGTCGATGACCAGCTTCATGTCCTCGACGGTGAAGCCTTCCTTGAGGCGGGCTTTGATGAGTTTGCGAGTGGCTGCGGTGGTGGCCTTGTACTTCGTTCCGAGCCTGTGGTTCAGATGGTTTACGACTTCTTCGGTGGGGTCTGGCTCCTTCGGCTGTATCGGGGCCTGCGGCTCTGGGATGAGCGGCTGCGGTTCGTAGGTCGGCGTCTGGAATCGTTCCGGTATTGCGTTCGTGGTGCTGGCCCATGGGTCCTGTGCCGGGGCCTGTGTGGCTGCTGGGGATTGTGTGGCTGCGGGAGCCGGCGTGGCTGTGGAGGTTGGATAGATGGCGACGTAGTCGACGAGTCGGTTGCCGTAGTCGTCCGTGTGGGGGTATTTGGCTAAGAGGCCTTTGTCGATGAGTGAGCCGAGTGATCTGTCGACGGTGTCCAGCGAGCATCCGCACCAGTCGGCGATGTATTTGCGGCTGCCGGTGAATCTTGATCGGCCGTCTTGTGAGAAGCCGTAGATGAGCGCGTAGATGAGGAGTGCGTTGCCTTTGAGGTTGAGCTGGGTGCGCATCCATCCTTGGATTGCGATGAAGTTATTGTCTTTTACTGCTGACATGATGTTTCCCCCGGAAAAAGTGAATCCCACTGACTGCTACCGTCTCCTACCCGGTGGCAATCAATGGGATTCGTACCATGCAAGTTATGCTCTCCACATGAGTGGTAGGAGTCCTCACATGGCGTATGTCTTTAGTGTAGCACGCTTTTTTTGACGACACGCCGACTTGAATTGGATTGCCACATACCAGCTGAGGTCACCGTAATGGACCATTCTGAGCAAACCCTCATCCTCAAGCTTTCCGAGGGTCTCGTGAACGGTATCATCGGACAGGCTCGGGAACATCCGGGGAAAATCATCATAGGGCATCCGAACCCAATAACGGCCGTCATGATAGTGGCCTTGTTGCTTCCTCTGCTTCCGGTAGAGGTCGTAGAGCTGAATATAGACGGCCGTCGCGGTGTAACCCAGCACCTCGATCAGTTTGGATATGGGCGGAAGATCCTTCAAAATCAATCCTCCTCAATGAACGAGCTGAAGAGACTGCGATTATAGAGGGTGCCGCCAAGCTTCGAAAGCGCGGTCACCGGATTATCATACTTCCTGCATGCGATATCCCAAGCCTTAAGGACCTCCTCATCCCCGAACTTCAAGCACAGGCCAGAAAAGAACTTCCGTGCCTTCCCCTCGCTTTCCTCACGGAAGTGGACACCGTACCTCTCCGTAATGGACTTGCTGATGGTTTTGTAAACGCTCATGATCGGTTTCCTTTCGTATCAAACCATTACCTCAAGTATATCACAAAGCATTGAAAATGCGTCGAAAGCAAGGGGGTGGTCACTCACTGCCCATCCTGCCCTTCACCCCACTCACGTACCTGCCCCTCACTCACATTCACCCCGGCCACCGCCATGCCCTGTTTCTTGAGGAAGGGAGCGAGCTTCGGTAGAGAGAGTAAGCCTTAAGAGCCTGAAAAATTTAAGTGCTTTTTCAGGTTTTAAGGCTTGATGACTGTTTCCGTCGGTCGGTCGGTCACACGGCGTCGGTCATAAGAGTGGTGCATTACTACCACTGATGCGGCATACCCCCTCAGATCGCGCTACATCTTTGATGTGATGGTGTCGGCATCCCGGTTATTCCACCATCGTCTGAAAGGTCAGTTGAACTAGCACCTCTAACGTGTGTATCAACGAGGGTCAGTCGTCGTCCCGTTAATCAAGCAAGGGATATGGCTAGAAAGTTTTCGTGCCTCCGCACCCAAGTATCTGGTATACCGGCTTTGTTCGTTTCTACTCCCCATCATAGCACATTGTGCCGTGGTGGGGTTTTCTATCACGCCGTTCACCGCATTCCTCCTATACGCTTTCCACCGCACATGCCTCTAGAACGCACGTAAAGGTCCCTCAAACCGATTTTCACGTCAAACCCGATAACTCGTCAAGACTCACCCACGACAGCCCGTCAAAAAGCCTTTACGCACGAAAGTGACGTTCCAGCATCAAAAGCACCGAAAAGCATCGAGAACACCAAGCCGTGGGAGGACCACCCAAGCCAAGCACGGACCAACTCTCCTCCATGCCATAACCAGATCGGATATCGAGACCAAGGCCCGAAGGGCCACATCGAGGTGAGGCCCGTATCCTCCTCCTTGCCCAAAGCCATGGACGAAGCCTCGAAGCCAACAGGTCAGACTCCATGGCTCCATGCCTCAGTCACCGAAGCCCTCGAGGCTATGCTCTCATCGCTCTCGTCTCCCAATCCCACTGGGTTGGGATTGTCTCCTCTCCGACACGCACGCGGCTCCCCGCGGGAGCCGTCTTAGTTAGATTATCTCTAGAGTATCTAACCTAGAGTATCTATCTATAGTATGGTGACTGATTTTGCGGCTACCCCCACCCTGATTTTGCGGCTAC